TACAACGTTTTTGAAAAGCAATCGGTGAACGGGACAAGGGATAAGTCTTTTGTCAGTGAAAAAACTCTTACACAGACAAAGCGGGCTGCGAGCCGGCGTCAGATGTGGCAAGGGACAGTTCTTGTGATCGAAACAAAAGCCGGGGAAATGGTTGCATACAAAAAACCCGGGGAACGCTGGACAGACATACAAATCTAACCAACATCGCCTGCCGGAGCGTATCCGGCACAAGGTTCACTGCCGCACAGGCAGCTTAGAAAAACACGCCCGCCGGAGCGTATCCGGCACAAGGGGGAAGCATGGCAAATTATTCTAAGTGGGAAAAGGTGAAAAAATGAACGCACGAAAAGTAGAGTTTGAGTACATGGGAAAAGACGGAGAGCGAGGGGAGGGCGTTTCAATGGTCGTTTGCAACGATGGCGAGGAAGAAAAGGCTTTGCTTGATCGCGGATACCGGAAAGTGAAAATCAAGAAAATTATAGATTCGCTTTTCAAAAAGATATAACAATGAGCACGTATATTTTTAATTTGCCCTGTTATATGTATATCGGGAATAAAAGAATATCGCTCAACATGAATTGGTACCGAAATGCGCACTATCAAGTATTGGCAAAAATAAAGCGGGAGTTTTCTCCTGGTTTTCCATTTCCTAGATTCAAAGCAGAAAAAATAAATGTGAAATATACGCTTGTTTGCAAGACAAAGAAACGAACGGACAGAATGAATTGGATTGCTATAGTTGACAAGTTTTTTTTAGATTGGCTTGTCAACAACGGGTATATTTCTGATGATGATATTTTTCATTATGGAAAAACTACAGCAACAGCACGGCACGATTCAGGAGCAGCAGAGAATTACATTATTGCGGAGGTAAGCGAAACATGAACCGGCTCGACAAGGACGATATACGGAGAGCGATATTCAAGCGGGACAGATGGACGTGCCAGAATTGTAGAAAGTCCGTGTATGCTTGTGGGACTCCGCAATTGGCTCACAGAATAGCAGACACAAAATTAAACAGGAAAAAATATGGAAATGAAATTATAGATCATCTGCTGAATCGGTGGGCTACTTGCTGTTTGTATTGTAACGGGAAAATGAATATAGGTTTTAACCGGGTTGAATCTGAAAAGTTGGCGGACAAGATTCTTGCACAGATGGAGATTGATAAATGAAAAAAGCTCTTGCGGTTGTTCTGCTGGTCTTGGGTTCGTTTCTTGAAGTGTATTATTATTATTACCGGTTCACTCGAGACGGGACCCCGGGGGAGATAGCTATTATAATCGGGCTTGCGCTTAATTTTCTTTTAATGAGTGTTGTCATAAAAAAATGGTGGTTCTTGATTATTCCGCTCGTGATTTTTTCTATTGTTTCGACAAGCTCTGGGCAGACGTTCGCATTGATGCAAAAACAAGAAGATGAAAATAAGGCTTTGTATGTACCTGAATTTTCGGCTCTTGAAAATGATAGCAGAATAGCACGGGAAGAACTGGAAGCTATAAACAAACAGATAGCCGGAACAGTTACAACGCTTGAAGATCGTTACGAATGGAAAAACACGTTGAGACTTGCAGAGGAGCGGAAGAGGGAAATTGAGGCGAGGCTTGCAGGAAATCGTGGGCGGGTCAGAGAGATAGGAACAAGCGAGAAGAAGGACAGAAACGAAAGTATCTATACATTTTATGCGCGGATGGGGAATGGAATGTGCCGTGCGGATTGGTTAAAGTTCTGGCTTCACACCGCATTGTCTGTTTTCATTGCGTTCATGGCTCCGTGCGGATTGGCGATGCTTGAACAGGATAGGGGGGAGGGTGCGGAAGATCGTGAAGCGAAAAAGATGAGCAAAGACACTTGGGTGCGCTTCATGTGGCGAGGAATGAGGAAGGGAAGTAAAGGAATCCCGAGCGCAGATCAGATGCGAGAGTATTGCTACATAGCCGGGATACCCTTTGATTTATCCAAGCATGAGGAATACAAGAAAGAGGCAATAGAAAAAGCGTTGATTTCACCGAAAACCGGGCTTTGCGTAAGTCAGGAATATGCACAAAAAAAGATGAAAAATAATTAAAAAATATATAAAATTAGCTTGACAAAGAAGAAAAAAAGATATATTATTAAGTATATTAAGAGACAGCGAGAAGGCGCAAAGGGAGATGGAGAGATGGCAAAGGTAATGGCTTGGTATTTTTCAGATGAAACAAAAAAACTGCGTTATGGGGACGGGCGGGAAACTGCACTCGGCATTACACACGAAGTTGATGAGCTGCCGGTTTTATGCAAATGCGGCTTGCATGGCTCGAAGCGGTTGATTGATGCGATTAAGTATGCGCCCAGCGCAATCGTTTGGCGGGTAGAATTGTCCGGCAAAATGGATATTAGCGATGATAAAATTGCTGCGCAAAAACGGCGGTATGTGTCCGGCGGAATAGACATAAGCGACACTCTCAGAGAGTTTGCCAGAAAACAAGCGTTGTCCGTTGCGCATTTGTGGGATATGCCAGACATTGTGCGAGAATGGCTAGAGACGGGTGACGAAACAAAACGGTTGGCCGCAGAGTCAGCCGCAGAGTCAGCCGCACGGTCAGCCGCAAGTCCAGCCGCAAGTTCAGCCGCAAGATCAGCCGCAAGGTCAGCCGCAGAGTTAGCGGCATGGTCAGCCGCATGGTTAGCCGCATGGTTCGTTGCAGAGTCAGCCGCAAGGTCAGCCGCAAGTCCAGCCGCAAGATCGGCCGCATGGTCAGCCGTATGGTCAGCCGCATGGTCAGCCGTAGACTCAGCCGCTGAGAAGATGCTTGTAAAAATGGTCGAGAAGGCAATCGCAACAAAAAAGGAGCAATAAGCAATGGCACAACGATTAAAGAAAGACGGAACCCCGTGGGGGAAAACCGGCAGGAAGTTTTTGTTCAACGAACCGACAGTAAAGATTATGATAATAATACCGGCAAGGATATACGACATGTTGCCGGGTTCAAAAAGCAAGGCGTTGTCAGATGCCGCTGAAAAGGTTTATGGGAAAAAAGCCAAGAAGTAATTTGGCAAGGGAGATCCAGTAGAAGTGAAATTGGTAAGTTCAATCGACATTGCAATTAAATGTAATGGAACGGGTTGCAATGAATGCTATCTTTACAATGATGACGGAACCTACGGTTGCATCCGGCAACTTGCAACCGAAGTCCAGCGTCTCCGTGACGAACGCGAAAAGAATCCGGGGGTCTGGGATGCCGCGCCGGAAGATGTAAATAGCGTGGAAGTTCTATGGTTTATCAAGAGAGATCGTAAGCATGTGCTTATAAAGAAAAATGAATACATCCGCACAATCAAAACCCCGGCCCAGCGCATAGCCGCCGAGCTGTCAGATGACGCGGAAGTGCAGGAGCTGATTGTCGCTGGGATAGAGAGAGCGGGGAAGTTAGACTGACCCGGAGAAATTATGTTGGATGGATTCTTGCCGTGTAAGCAAAGCCTACACGGACGGCGAACAAAGGAGAATAATATGCAGAGTTTAATTAGTTATCTTGAGATGGTTAAAACGATAGCTCAAAAAATTGAGACTATTGAACGCATGGAAGAGTGGAACGGTGGGGAGCCTTGTCTTGGAACCTGTCGCTCTTTTGGTGACATAAAAGCCATATCAAAAATGGCAGATGAACAAATAAGACATCTAACAACTGCTTCAACCTGACTAAAACAGATTAAACCAATGTTATGCGGGGATAGAGAAAAGCAAGGAGGGAGAGAAATGGTTGAGCAAATAAAATCAGAGGCGCTTGATTATCTGCGAAGATGGCGCGCTTGTGTCGATGTTAAAGATGACCTTTACGAGGTGCTTTTTTTATATGTGTCAGCCTTAGTCCAATACGCTTATGACGAGGGTGCTAAAGATCAAGAGGGAAGAGTAGACTAACACAATCACGCGGACAAACCGCGAAAGGAGAAAAAGGGAATGAATAATGTTATAGGTGGAAAGGGTGGCTACAGTGAGCACCCAACGGGCAGAACAACCGAAACAGAGAGAGCCCCCGCCGAACTAGACGAAGTAATCCAGCGTGCACACGCTGTCCGCGACAAGGAGGGAGAGTTTTTTATAGCATGGACAAGCAATCAAATGGCAAGATCGGAACAGAGTCTTCGACTTGTCAAGGCCGTTGAGGGATTTTATGAGACAGACGGTGGTTTTCGCTGGTATCATGCCGTCCCCCTTACCGTCGAGGAAATCTGCCTCTATTCCGGCGGGCTTGTCGTACCGGCAAAGGGGCGCCCATGAGTGGACCCGCTTTCACCTTCCAGCTACCGTGCTATATGTTTGTTGGCAAGAAGCGTATATCCCTGAACATGAACTGGTACAGGAACGCGCACTACCAGACAATGGCGAAGGTAAAGCGGGATTTCTCGCCGGTGTATCCGTTCCCGAGGTTCCGAGCGGAAAAGATAGCGGTACGGTATACGCTGGTTTGCAAGACGAAGCGCCGGACAGACCGAATGAACTGGATAGCGGTAGTAGACAAGTTTTTTATGGACTGGCTTGTGAACGGTGGCTATATTCCGGACGATGATATAGCTCACTACATTGAAACATCCTCAACAGCAATTCACGATTCAGGAGCGCCGGAGAATTATGTTATTGCGGACGTTTATGTTATTGACAGCGGGGAAAAAGTTTGATAAAGTAAATCATCGCCGAAAGTGCCCAATCACGAGTAGGCGTAATTTTAACCGTTGGGGGTATCTATGAACGAGAAAGAATTAATCACATTTACAAACGAAAAAATCGGTGAATTGCGCGGGTTCTTGAAAAACGGTGAGCCGTGGTTCCTTGCCGGTCAAGTCTGCCGGTGTTTGGGAATTAAGAACGCAAGCGACGCGGTGACCGGAATAGAGGCAAGGTATAAGACTGCCGAAATAAAGGGTATCGTTAGTAGCTATACCCTTCTTGAGACTGCTGGCGGTAAACAAAGGGTAATAATAATACCAGAGCCGTTTCTTTATGAATTGATTTTTCAAAGCCGGAAGAAAAAGGCAATACAGTTCAGGGCTTGGGTAACGTGCGAGGTCTTGCCGTCTTTACGAAAACATGGAGAGTACAGAACAACCGGAAAGATTATCAGGCAGTCATTAACGGACGAGATAATACATTCTGGCGAACAAGAACGAATGCACGGACATGCCATGTCAACTTATTCAAAGCTCATAAACAAGAGTCTTGGACTTGAAAGCAGAAACAACAGAAATGAGCTGACAGACGATGTTCTTGAGAAAATAGCAATCAGGGAGAATACGGTAAAAGCGCTTTTATCCGAAGGCAAAACTTACTTGTATATTAAAGACGTGATAGCAGAAATGGGCAAAGAGGAAACGGCATGACCGCACTTGAAAAGCTTGAGGCAAACGAGCGAAAGGAATACGAGATAGCAACGCAAGGGATATGCCCTGTCTGCGGGCGTTCACTCCGAGCAGGTATTCCGCAGTACGCGCACAAGATCGCAAAGACAAAGGCGAATATAACGCGGTACGGGAAAGAGGTAATAGAGTGCAACAGCGCTTGCAACGTTGGCGGGAAACCGAAGGAAGCGGAACGGCTGGCGGCGTATATCCGCGAGATGATAAAAGGCGCGACTTGATAGCAGTTCTTTACCCAGAGAGGCAAAACAATGGCAAGTAATAAACGAGACAAGGAAGCAGAGCGATTGACAGCGCGGCAATGCGTAGCCGTGTTCAAGGAGCTTTCCGAAAAACTGCGGACGAACGACGAACTTTGTGCGGGGATAGAGTCGGCGTTACTTGAGTACAACAAAGCTGAACTGTGCCGGATTTACACCCCGGACATGGAGACCGGACGTGAGCCGTTTCAGCAGATCCTTGATGAAGCGCTACCGGCGGTAATGGAGCGTTATCACGATCAACGGAACATGGCGAAGGGGAAAATACCAGAGGATGAGGGCAAGTGCCTGACCCTGCTTGTGGATGAAATGACGGAACTTGCAGCAGAATGCAAAACGCCGCCAAACTGGAAGAACGTCCGGCACGAAACAGCCGACGTTGTAGGCACGCCAAAAGGCGAGTAACCACGGTTCGAGTCCGGGCGTGGGCATCAGGCGGGTTTGATTCCCGCTCGTTCGCCGAGGTTTGATGAGGGACTGCGGTTCGATTCCGCAACGCACAAAAGCGTATAACGCCGATGTGTAAGGTAGTTGTCATGTATGGGGAATGACAGGCGCGCGTTTTCCCGGCGATACGGGAAGCCAGCCGGTTTGATGAAACGGTATCATGCGGAGCCTGTAACTCCGATTTGTGGGTTCAATTTCTGCCACCGGCTTTATCTTTTCCCGCATGGGAGGGCAAACTCTTTTCTGTGATTACAGCCGACCGTCAAGGGGGCGCACTCTACGGAGCGAAAGCGCAAGGCGGGTTTTTTGAGGGGTGCGGATAAAATGACAACCATAATCTGCTTGATACTATGCTGGTTCTTCCTTAACACCCGAAGGATGGTAAAAGGTGGCTGAAAAGAAAAAACTGGGTAAAGCAGGCAAGCCGCCAAAAAATCCGCCAGACGACGTAAAGGCGATACAAGCAAAGATAGACGCATACTTTGATGATCTTTCGGACAAGGAAGAAGAACCGACTTATTCAGGGCTTGCTTATGCACTTGGCTATTCCTCCCGTACTTCGATACACGAAAAAATAACTGCTAACATTCCCATATCCGAACCCATAAAAAGAGCTATGTTCCGGATAGATATAAGCTATGAAAAAGACTTGAGAAAAACAGCTTGTACCGGAGCTATATTTGCTCTTAAAAACAGAGGCTGGGTAGACAAACAAGATGTAGAACTTTCAGGAAAGAATGGCACTCCAGTCAAGTTTGAGTTTGTAAAGCCGAATGAAAGCACCGAGTAAGTTAAAGCCTTTTTTTACGAATCCCAAAACACATAACATTTTCGAGGGCGGGCGCGGCGGCGGTAAGACAGTTACCATAGCGCAAATGATCGTAGAGGTAATGAACAAGGCGCCGCTTAATGTGCTGTGTTGCCGCGAGGTTCAAAAGTCCCTCAAAGAATCATCATACCTGGTACTCAAAAAAGCCATATACGAGCTTGGCTATGGTGATCGCTTTACTCTTAAGGAATCGGCGGGCGTAATAGAATCGCACACCGGCGGGAGGGCTGTCTTTATTGGACTACAGCAGCACACTGTGGACAGCATAAAGAGCTATGAGGGCTTTCATTGGGCCTGGGTAGAGGAAGCGCAGGCGGTTAGCAAGTTGTCTTTTGAGACTCTTATCCCAACATTGAGGACAGACGGACGGTTCAAGGTCGATATAGGGCAAGAGTTCATTTTCCCGTTGCGTATGTTTATCTACACGCTTAACCCTTATTCTTGGGATGACCCGATAAACCTAGTACTACCAGAAGCACGCGAGGACACAAGGCGCATAAAGATAAACTGGAATGACAACCCGTGGTTCCCGGAGGCGTTAAACGAGGAACGGTTAGAAGCAGAAAAGACAATGACCGCAGACGAATACTTACGGATATGGCAAGGCATCCCTTATGAGAACGCAGAACGTGCCATTATGAATCGTGGGGACATATTAGCGGCAATGAAACGCGAAGCATCTCAAGAAGGCGGTATTGTTGTTGGAGCAGATATAGCACGCTTTGGAGACGATCGGACGGTGTTTGTAAAGCGCAAGGGGCTGCAAGTAACCGCTGTTCGTGTCTTGGAGAAAAAAGATACTCAGGAAGTAGCTCGCCAGTTGGTACAGTTTGTGGAAGGCGGAAAGATCCTGGTTGACGATACCGGAGTTGGTGGTGGCGTAACGGACAAGCTAAGGGACATGGGCGCAAACGTAGTGCCGATTAACTTCGGGTCAAGAGCAGGGAACAGGGATAAATACCCAGATATAATTAGCGAGATGTGGTTTTGTCTTGCCGAACAAATCAGCGAGATAGGGCTACTTGATGAGCCGGAGCTATTGGCCGAGCTGTCCGGGCGTTACTACAAGTTTACAAGCGACGAACGCAGGAAGGTTGAGGGTAAGGACGAATACAAGAAGCGAACGGGAAGAAGATCCCCTGACTATGCAGACGCGGTTATACTTTGTTTCTACAATCCTCAGAATATTTTAGAAGCTCCTAGCGTTTCCGCTTCCTTCTTTGGACTCTAGTGAAAAAACGAAAAGTATGGTATAATACCTGGCTATGGAAAGACTAACCGATAAACAGATAAATGATGCCGAGACGTTACTTGGAACACGTGCCGTGGAAGCCGAGCGATATTACAAATACTACAAGGGCGAGAACTACGCCATCCTAACGGCACCGGCAAAAAAAGAACCCGACAACCGCGTACCGTGTGCCTTTGCCAAGAAGCTCGTGGACACTATGAAGGGATACGGGTTCAAGGCGGGGCGTATTCGTTACACCACCGAAGGGGACTATATCACTTCGCTTAAAGAAGTGTTTGACGAAAACGATGAGGAATTACTAACCGCTGAAATAGCAACCGACACACTGGTGACCGGACGCGGTTACGAGGTGTTGCGGGTAGACAAAGAGCTTGGTATCCGTATGTACCGGATAGTACCGGAAGCGGGAATCATGGTTTATGATGGAACCCTTCAGAACAGACCGGTTTGCTTTATTCATAACATGAAAGAAAACAAGCGTACCATTTATTATGACGATGTATTTATTGAGCAGGAAAAGAAGGGCGACAAGTGGGAAGTGGTAGAGGAAAAAGCGCATCCCTTTGGACTAGTTCCCGCCATAGACTACAGGGCTGATATGCACTGGCTCCCGCTTTTCTATTGTGTAATTAGGATTATGGACGAAATGGACAAGGTCGTGTCCAATAATTATGCAAACGATCTCGAACGCTTTGCAAGTGCATACCTTCTTTTGCTCAAGAGGGTTTCAAACGTAATTGAAGCAGACGGGAAAACAGCCGCTCAAAAAATAGCAGAGATGCGTATGTTCGAGGGGCTTGGCGAGGGTGGCACTATAACCGACGTTAATCAGGCTGTTGGGTTTCTTACAAAGCCATCGCGCGGTGCGGACATTGCAGAAACTGTAGATCGGTATGAGCGCTATATTTATGATATTGCTTGTATCCTAAACCCGAACGACTTCAAGGGCGGATCTGCCTTGTCGGGACGTGCTTACGAAATGAAGTCGCTTTTCATGGAACTGCGAATGGCTGACATAGAGGCGTACTTTTCCAAAGGATTGCAAAGACGGATCACGCTTATAGGAAACGCGCTTAAAGACCTTGAGGGGATAGAACCTGAAATGGTCACGATACAATGGCAAAGGAATCTACCGACTGACTTTGAATACTACGCAAATGCAGCATCACTCCTTAAGGGGATAGTATCAGACAAAACTATTCTTGGCATGATGCCAGCTGATATTGTTCCAGACGTTGCAGCAGAGATTGAACGGCTGGGCTCACAAGGCGGGCTTGGGGACTTTGAGGAATGACGGTACAAGATCTTATAAACAAGATCGACAGACTAATAGACGCAGAAATAGCTGGGCTTGAAAAAGAGACCCGGCAAAACTATTTATCAATACGTAGGCAAGTTTCTGCTGCTGTTAAGTCGCTATGGACAGATGCAAGCATCGCACCCCGAATAGACGACGAAATCGGGGGAAAGGTGTATACGTCTTTGCTTGAGGCGAAGAAGTACGGACGACTAGAAAAGCTGGACGAAACAGTCAAGGGCGTTGTTCGGCGGGGAGCGGTAGTCGATATTCAAAACTTGCAAAACGCAGGGCTACGGGTTTACGAGACACAGTACAATGGCTACGCATGGGCATACTCACAGGGGTACGGCTTACCGATTACCGGCGGGGCAAATGTAAAACTAGCAGCGGCCTCTATTTTCTCGGACTTTTATGGACGAACAGCAGCGGAGACGGTCAAGAAGAATCTAGGCAAGTACGCAGATGATATTCTTGCGGCTTGTACACGGGAATTGAATCAAGGACATAGCTATTCACAGATAGCCAAGACAATTCAGGGCATCACAGACCTCGACTATAAAAATGCGCTAGTCGTAGCACGGACAGAGGCGGGACGGATCCAGTCGGACGCGTACCTTGATTCAGTGGAGCTGCTAAATGAAACGGGCGTAAAGTCAAAAAAGAAATGGGTCTCGACAATCGACAGCGCAACACGGGAAGATCACGTCAGCATGGACGGCAAGGAAGCAGACGAGCGCGGCATATTTCACCTACCAGACGGAAGCACAGGGCCGTCCCCAAGAAAGACGGGCAGGGCGGCTCAAGACATAAACTGCAGGTGTACTGCAATAACCGTCATAGAAGGGCTAAAAAAGCCATCAGAACGCAGAGTACGCGGTGAAGACATTGTTCCGTATGAAACATTCACAGAGCGCAATAAACGGCTATCAATGACAGACGTTGCGAAAAACCGCAATGTATGATATAATACAGCAAGTTTGGTGCCTGAAAAGGATTGAACGATAAGGAGTAATACATGGCAGACGAAGTAAAAGAAGCTGGTGCGGAAGTAACCGATCAGGGAACAGAGACAAACGGAACGGCAACACCGGAAAAACCGGAGGTTGACATTGACAAGATCCTTGAGGAAAAACTCGGGGCACGGCTTGAAGAAGAGCGCAGGAAGTGGCAGTCGAACATCGACAAGATTCTTGCAGAGAAAACAGCCGTAGTCAACGAAAAACTAACCGTTGAACAGCGCATGGAAAAAATGGAGCAGGACGCGCGCAATAAAGAGATTCAATGGGCGCGCAAAGAGACAAGGGCGCTTGCCGGGCTGGATGAGGAAGTTCACAACGCTTTACTTGATTATGCCAGCGAAGATACTGGGCGCATGAAACAGGGCGCGGAAAAGATTAAAGGCTTGTTTGCTACCAAAGAGGAAGCATACAAGAAGAAAATTGACGAGCTTGAGAAAAATCTCAAGTACGGCACAGATGCACCGCCAGACAGCCAAACAGCGGCTTTCGATATGGAATCGTCTATGCCTAAGTTTTTATAACGAGGTAACAAATGGCAACTAATTCATTTCTGACTGCAAAACTTATTGCAGAACGCGCGCTTCCACTACTGGCTGAAAGATGCGCTATGTTCCCGCTGATTTATCGCGGGGAGTATGACGGAGCTTTCAAAAAGTACGGCGATACTATTCAGGTACGCAAACCAGTGAATACATCGGCAATTGATACCAGCGGCGACATTTCCGCAGCACTCAAAGACGTAAAGGAGACCCCGGTTGACATCACGCTGAACAATCAGTACGGTGTGCCGGTTGCGCTTTCTTCCAAAGAGCAGACTCTTAATGTCGATGACTTCACCCGCCTTGTAACTGCACCCGCTGTTACTGCGATTGCGGAAAATATCAACGCGGCGGTGCTTGGGCTTTATGCAGACGTGCCCTATTTCAGCGGAACTTCCGGTGCAACTCCCGCGACGCTTGCTAGTCTAGCTGGCCCAGCGAAGGTTCTCAACAAAAACAAAGCAGTTCTTGACGGTCGTGCCGCTGTAATTGACTTTGACGCAGAGGCAAAACTCCGAGAACTCGACGCTATCGTCGGTGTAGACAAGTCCGGAACAAACGAGGCTCTCCGCCAGGGTATTCTTGGTCAGATTTATGGCATGATGCTTGCATCTGATGGACAGGTAAAAACCCATACTGCCGGAGGGTATACATCTCTTGAAGACGTAACTGCCGCAGGCACTGCCGGAGATACCGAGGTAGAGCTTACCAGTGACGCAGGAGCCGCAACCACAAAGCTGGAAAAAGGCGATCTCCTCACTATTGACGGATACCAGTACGTTGTAACCGCACAGACCGCAGCCGCCGTTGATGGTGTAGTGACCGCAGCTATTTACCCTGCACTACACGGTACGGTTACCGTCGGCGTGGTTGCATTCCCTGACGTAACCGCCCGAGCACACGTTGCTAACCTTGCTTTCCAGCGCGACGCATTTGGACTTGCAATGGCACCGCTTGATGTTCCGCTTGGTGGAGCAAACGCTGCAACTGTAAGCTACAAGGGTCTTTCAATTCGTGTAATCATGGATTATGCGTTTAACACCGACAAGAACCTGATTCGGTTTGACGTGCTCTACGGAACAAAAACATTGTTCCCTGAACTCGCTTGCCGGATTCTGGGCTAATTCAACGGGAGGCTTCGGCCTCCCTTTGGTTTAAGAAGGTGTTGCTATGTCTTTAGATTTTATAAGTGGACAAGATTCTTTTTCGGGGTTGTTGATATAGAGTTTGTTTGGTACGAGATATAAGGAGCCTGTAAAAATGATAACTGATCTTTTCACCGTCAAAATGATTGCAGACCTCTACACCAGAATCGAGGACGGAGAACCCGGAACCGGCGACGCTGGCGAACTCGGGGCCTTGTGGCTTGACGGTGACGAGGAATCCGCAACTTACGGTAAGAGCTGGGAGCTAACGGCGGTCAGCGATGACGTTGTACCTGTCTACACTTGGACTTTGTTCAAGAAGGATGATGCAAAAATCGCCTTGTTTGTTCCGAGGGCAGGAGCAGACTATCTTTTTATCAGGGGCATTGCCTTTGAAACAGACGGGGAAGAAATTGTTTATCCGGAAACGGCTGCTTTAACTGCCGCTGAAATGGTCTGTTACCTTATGGGTATCGGTGCGTATCAGGGACGCGGAGCAAAGACGGAAGGGCAGGGCGACCGGTCTACATCGTATGATGACAAGATTGCCGGTTATCCTGCATCTATTGTCGGCAGCATTATCCGATATGTGAGCGCGCAATGAACCGCTTAAACAAGAGCGCGTACCGGATGCGGTTCACGCCTGCTAACCCTGCGGTATTTGGCTCCGTGGATTCGTACACCAAAGACAAGTATTTCTGGTGCGCGTATCGGACAAAGACGGCGGCACAGCTGGTAAGGGAAGGCAAAGATTCGGAGGAACGACAGATGCGGGTTGAATACTATCCGCGCTATGTTTCCTTTACCGTTGGTGACAGGGTGCTGATTGACGGACGAACGTATGATGTTGTTTATGTGCCGGATTATTCTTCGGTTAGCCAGGTGGCATGCTTTGATTGTAAGGAGTTGCAAAGTGTTTAACGGCTTTAAGGTTGAAACAAGAGGAGAGGCAATCAACTTGCGTACACTCCAAAACCAACAGATGGCCTTTGTTGCAGCGGGGGGACAACTTATCAGAAGTGAAATGGTTGTTCGCGTCCCTGTACTTTCTGGTAACCTACGTAATTCGATTGTAACGGAGGCACAAGTTAAAGACGGCAAGGCAATGAGCGAAACAGAGGCAACCGCCTTCTATGCTTCATACGTCGAGGACGGCACAAGTAGGCAAGCGGCGCAACCATACGCGGAGCCGGGCTTTCAAGCAGCGGATCGGCAATTTCAAGCACTTGCCAACAGGATACTTAAATGAAAGCGGTACTTGAAGCGATCCATGGAATACTTTTTGGGTCTAACGCGCTCAAGACAATCGTCGGTACAAAGATCGAGTATGCAAAAGCACCGACTAGCACAAAGTGGCCTTTGCTCATTTACTTCGACGTAGTGCCACAGGTTGGATACCAGATAGACTACAACGCGCTTACAGTGCAGTTTTCTTTCTGGTCAACAAATAAGTGGGAAGCTCTCGAGCTTCGGGAGATTATTACAAACACGTTTAACAGACTGCGCGGTACGTTCACAACTGCCGAAGGTGATGTTGAAATAAACTGGAGTGAGCTGATTGATTCGGGGCCGTTGGCAGAAACGGATACACAGCTCTATGGATTCATGTGCCGGTATTTTTTCAGATACAGAGGCCAAAACATAGGAGGTGTCTAACATGGCATCACAGTACAAAAGCGTCCACCTGCCGGTGGGATACCAGGTGGCAGTCGAGATTGACGGATCATACGTTGATTTAGGGGTTACCAAAGATAATGGTTCTCTTGAGTTTTCCTATGATGCAACCAAGGTTCAGGGGTCACAAGCTGAAACGGTTATCAATTATGTCAAGAACATGATGCTAACCGCGACATTCTCGCTTTACCAGTTGAACCTGAAAAACATCAATATGCTGATGGGTGGCGCGACCTCTTATTCGGTAGAGGCTGGAACGGTAGTTGAAGGCTATCCAGAGGCTATTCCTGTTGGGTGGGAAAGAGAAGTATTCATTCCTTTTGAAAAGCAAAACGGAGCAGGAACAGTCCCAGCAAATATTGTTGTTACTAACCCCTCAAGCGCACTAACACTCGATACTGACTATATCGTTGTCGAGTCTGGCGGGAAGTGGGGAATCATCGTTCTTGACGGTGCAGGTACCTTGACTGATGTTTTGAACTTTGAATACGACTACACCCCGAACGCAAAACGCATCCTTACTGCCGGAGCAAGTACCGTTGAAATCACCCCGCGTTCTGTTCGTATCCGCAAGGAGATTGAGACCGGGAAATACTGGACTATGTTCCTTTACTCCGCAGTCAATACAAACGGTCTTTCTTTCCCCCTTCCACGCTTTGACGAAGATGAACCGGCAAGCATGGAAGTCGTAATGGAAGGCCAGCTCGACAAAGACCGCGTAGCACTTGACCAGCTGTTCAAGATTGAAGACGAAGTTTTCATTGAAGACATTGACTAATAATTCTTTCAAAGAGGAATGAAAATGGAACGAGTGGTAAACCTGGACGACAAGCGGAACACGGTCACAATTGAGGTAGGGGGCAACGCCTTCAAGATCAGCCGTATTCCGCTACGTCTTAACAGGATGTATGGCGAATATCTAACACGTATTTGCAAATACCTTGACCAGATAAAAGAAACAGAAGAAGAAGCGCTCGGGGATTTAGCAGAGAGTTTTGCTTTAGACAAGGCGGACGCAATCGAAAAGATGCTTGAGTATGTCTTAACCTCAAACGGAATTGAATACAACCGCGACTGGTGGGAAGACAACGCCGACTATACCGACATGGAAACTTTTATAGTTGAGGCTATGAAAAAAGACCAAGCGCCGGAGGGTAAAAAAAAAGCGGAGAGTTAGACATTCACCGGCTGGTACTGACACTTTCTAGGTACTGGCCGGGAATGGGCGGTGAGGCCGTTCTTGACATGACGTGGAACGAGGTAAGTAGCGCGCTTGACTACATAGCAAAGTACGAGCTTACCGAGCGGCATTGCAAAAAGAATCCGCTTCTTAGCTGGATATGGCGCGGGGCAGACAACCTTGCGGATGACTTAAAGAGAGTAACGGGAGAAATAAAGCGTGGCGCGGGAAATACTTTATAGACTGATAGCAGACGAAACACGGCTGGTCAAGTCTCTCAAAAACTCAGAAGCTCAGATTACAAAAACCTCACAAACCTTTATAACAAAGGGTAAGCTTATTGCCGCTGGTATTGGTGGAGCGGTCGCACTTGTAGTAAAGGGTTATAAAGATCTTGTAAAAGAAGCCAGTAACGCACAAGAAACGACAAATAAGTTTAATGTTGTCTATAGCAAGGTAATGACCAATGCCGCATCGGCGACCGACAAACTAACTCAAAGCTACGGACTGTCATCGGTAAAGGCTCAGCAACTTCTTTCAGATACGGGAGACCTTCTTACCGGATTCGGCTTTACTCAGCAATCAGCGCTTGAGTTATCCTCTCAGGTAAACGAGCTTGCCGTTGACCTTGCGTCCTTTACCAACTTTTCAGGGGGGGCGGAAGGTGCAAGCGCGGCGCTGACAAAGGCATTGCTAGGTGAACGCGAGGCGATAAAGTCGCTTGGCATTTCGATAGGCGAAGCGGATATTGCACGTCTTGCAGAAAAAAAAGGAATTACAGGCGAACTAGACCGACAGACAAAGGCTATGCTTACACTGGAGCTAGCGGTGTCTCAGTCTAAGAACGCAATAGGGGATTTTTCAAGATCCCAAGACGCATACGCAAACCAGATGCGCGTTGCTGCATCAAGAACTCAGGAACTTGCGGTAACTCTTGGAAATAGGCTTATACCGTCAGCAACTAAAGGCGTTTCGACATATGTAAAACTGGTTGAGGCAATACAGAACGCTGTAACAGATAAGACTGATCTTAACAACGCAACTAAAAACTTAATATCATCTTCAACCGCTTATAATAAACTTGTTGATCAAATTGCATCGGGCACAGCAAATCTTTCTGAAAAAGAAAGGATACTGCTAGAGAGCAGGAAAGAGCTTGCGCGAATAGAAGCCAGCCGCGCCCTTGCGAATCTTTCAGAAGGCTACAAAAAAGCAACCGACGAAATAAGCAAATTGACCGCAGAGCAGGACGAACAAGAGGAAAGAGTAAACAGCTACCTGCGACTCATGAGCCAGTATAATCAAATACTATCGTCTCCACCGACACAGCAGCTTGAAATGGTGCGCGCACTTGGTGTAACGGTTGAAGGAACACAACAGGCTTACGAAGGCGCTGCAAAGAGTCTGGAAAAATACAACCGTGATCTATTAAAAACACAAGAAGAATTAACCGGCAAAGAGTTTGAACGCGCCGAAGCACTTAGGGCGGTAGCACAGGGATACCGTGACGGCGTCATTGATATAAGCGTTTACAAGCTCACGAACAAAGAGCTTTATAATCAGATAATTGAACTAGCTGACGGAATGGCGCTTTTCAAAGAAGAGTCAGCTGGCATAGGTGCGATAACTGAAGAATACGTTGTAAGCGGCGAACAGAGAGCCGCACTACTTAGGGATCAGTGGAACGACTTAGTCGTGTCTCACACTAGAGCCTATGACGAAATGAACGCAAAGGCCGCCGAGTTTGCAGAAAGAGAAAAGCAACGAACAGAGCGACTCCGGCAGATACAGCAGATGTACGTTACACAAACTCTTGCCGGTTTTGCCGAAGTTGGAGAGGCACTTGTAAAAGGCGAGAACGCACAGAAGGCTTTTGCTAAAGCCGCTATACTTGCGGTTGCTAGCGTCATCGAAGCGATTGCCGCAGAGCTAGCCGCTAGAGCAGCTTTGTCTATAGCCACACTTGGGTTCTTTAACCCGGCTGCGTGGGCGGCTAATGCAGGACTGCTTGGTAAGTCCGCAGCAGCCTATGCTCTTGCCGGAGGAGTTCGCGCTCTTGCGGGCAGCTTTGCAGAGGGCGGAGCATTTACGGTTCCACAGGGATACCCGAATGATTCATACCCGATACCGGCGGCAATGGTACAGTCAAGCGAACGGGTGACGATAGAAACGCCCGAACAGGTACGGGAACGGGAAGGCGGAAACATGGTTTTTGAGTTTTATTTCAGCGAGGATAAGTTTGCCGAAGCACTGGCAAAACCGATTCGCAACGGCAGAGTGAGGTTAGACCTTTGAAAATACTAATTACAGATTTGGTTGAAACAGCGACAATAACCGCAGACAATCCGAATGTGAATTACCCGGCGGTCAATCTCGCTAGTCATTTTGTCGGCAAGAAGTTCAAGTCGCTATCATACACCGATAGTGTCAAAATACTTTTTGATGATGAGGTTTCGCTTGATTGTCTCTACTACGTTTATTCAAATGCGGAGGCAATGGTAGCAAGGTTTTACAATTCAGCAACAGAGCTTTTGGACACGCTTATTATAGACTGCGCCGGTAGGACAAGGAATATGAAATCAGGTGCGGAACATTTTACGAAGATTGACAATGTTCGCTGGATTGAAATAGACGCAGATGCTCCCGTTGATGAGGATTTGTATATCGGAAAAATACTTACCGGACTTGAGCGCTCAGCTTTACCAGCACCCGACTTTCCCGGATACGAAACGCTGGCAGAAAAAAAGGTCAGTCAAGGCGGGCGGGTTTGGGGCTTTGAGCTTTTCGAGCTTGGGGACTACAAGGGAACAATGGACGAAACAGCCGCAACAGGGCGTACGTTTTGCGCAGTTGACTTCACTCCGGACACACACGACAAAGTTGAACCGATGTACGCAACCATGAAGATAGGAACACCAAAACGCGACGGCGATTTAATCACAATGACAATAGACTTTAAGGAGGCTAGATAAATGATACAAAGAATACCGGGGCCAACAGATGTCCCCTCTGATATTGCACAGTGGGACAAAATAAACGACGTCCAGCAGTTACTCTATCTCATGACAGGGCGTACTGTCCGTTTCACCGGCTCAACAGTTCCGCGTGGTGCTGCCTTTAATATTGGCGGGGATTGGTTCCTTGCCACAAGCGACACGGCAATAACTGGAACTGCAAGCGACTATGTTTTAATCACGCCGTCCGGCGATACAGCAACAGCAGCTTTCAGCGCAAACCCGACTATAACATGGTCTCCGGTTTACAACGGTTGGTATACAACAAGCGGAGCGCTTTGTGTCTTTGACGAAGTGCGTGCGCTTGCAGCCGGAAAAATAAACAAGATTTATACTTCACAGGCGTGGAACCCAAGCTCGAATTGGTGCAAGGGTCTTTCTAGGGTTCTTTCAAACGCTAACCTTGCAAAACTTTTTCACCCCGATGCTGCGCAAACTTTAAC